ATAGTTATTGTAATCAGGCACAGAACCTAAATAACCATACTTTTCAGAAAAATCTTTAGGAAAGAAAATATAACGAATATCATCCCACTCTATATCACGAGTATGTACTATACCTTTCTTTCTACCCTTCCAAAATAGGAGAGATTGTCCAAAGTCTTTGATTTTATTAATAAGTGGGCGATTGTCTTTAATAAAAAATTTACTTTTTTTCATACTATTTGGTTAATACATCATGCAAAACTATACCAAATCCAATTGAAAAAATAATAAATGTCATTATCGAAATAATAGAAGACAAAAGTAAAAAATAAAATTTTTTATGTTTCATAATATTGTATTTTAATAAAAAGCAACCCCAATAAATAAGTAATAGACACTTCCATTTTGAAAGCCAACCTGCTTTATATGGATCAGATGTTTTACACAATGTAAATCTTACTACATTATTATTTTCCCAATTCTGTTCAGTAGGAGTAAATTCAATTGTAGCGGTTGAATATCTTGCTCTAAAATAAAAATAATGATTTAAGAAAGTACCTTCAGATTGAACGGGGCAATTACCTGAAGGTTTATATAACCATTTTATCATTTTTTATAATCTTGATTTTGATAAATTTAATTCTTTAGCGTCTTCTGGATGTTCTGTAATCCAAACATGACAATTTCTACATACACAAAGCCAAGTAGAAATATCTAAATAATATTTCCCTCGGCCTTGCATATGATGAATGTCTGTTGATTTTATTGTACAATTATAAATATTAGCTTGACAAACAGGATATTTATTTAATTGTTGTTTTCTTAATTTTGTATAACTCATTAAAATTGTAAAAAAGTTTTAGGAAGTATATTTTCAGACATTAATTTTAAAATAACATCTTCATATTTAATTCCTAAATCACTTAAACGCATAGTATTTGTTATTGGTGCAACTTCATTTGTTGGCAAATCTAAAAATACTTGTATATTATGATTATTTTTAAATATTTCTTGTAAATATTTATTTACTTTTTTATTTGAAATATCTTGTTTCCAAATATTCATAACATGTTGCGTTTTAAATAAATAAAGCTTTGCTTTTTTTGTTTGTTCTTTTGTAAATTGTTTATCTTTTGGAAAAGCTTTAGGTCCGTGTAAACATATTTTAAAAAGTAAACTTTGTTTTTGAGGAAGTTTTCTAAAATCTAAATTTTTTAATTCGTTTTCAGTTAAAGATTGATAAATTTCAGATAATCCATAAAAAGTATAACGTTCTAGCATAAAATAAAGGGGGTATTACCCCCCTGTTTAAAGTTCAAAATTTTCTTCAATAATTTCATTAGATTTTTCTGCATTTATAGCACGAATTTCTTCACTATTATTGTGAGAAATTGTGATATCTTGTGCATTTAAATCTTCAGTAAAATAAGTGATTCTGTAAATAGGTTGTCCATCTACACAACATACAGGTCCATTAGCACCAGCTCTTTTATAATCCCTTTCAGGTTCATTTTCACGAAATGGTTCTAATGATTCTAAAATAACAATTTTACCAGGAATTTTTTTACTTGGATTAGCTGCAATAATATCTTTCAGCTCTTCAACAGTACCTTTGATTAAAGCTGTAAGTTTATTCGGTTTAACCCAACCAATGCTTTTAACATTAAATGGATTAGACTGAATAGAAACACGTTTTTGTGCCACTAAAATAACACCGTATTCAGGATTATTTGGACTAACACGAATAGAAGCTTGCGTTGCTGGATTAGCAACAATTTCAACAAAATTTGACATGGGTTTTTAATTTAAGTTATCAAAAAAATAAGGATCATTTCTATTGTCTAATAAATCATCTTCGTCATCTAATTCTATATAATCAATAGAATAAAGATTATAAAATGGATCTAAACAATCTTTAGTATAAATATCCCCTAATGTATTTAAATCTTTAATGTCTTCATCAGACATACTTAAATACTCTTCTGTTGATAATTCTATTATTCTTCCGTTAGGTAATTGTAATATCATATTACAAATATACTTTTAACAAAAGAAATAAATGAATTAATTAGAGAATAATTAAAAATAATTTATAATATAATAGCTAAAGTAAAATAAAAATATTTTTTTCTTTTTTTAAATAATTATTTTGTTTTAGCTCGCGAAGATAACGTCTTATTTGAATTTTGCTTTTATTAAGATTATTTGATAAAGTGTTTATAGAAGGATAGCACTTTCGATTTGTATCAGCATATGTACATAAGACTGCATATAAAGCTTTAGCTTGGATACTAAGGCTAGGATTTTTTAATATATTTTCGTTTACTAGTCCATATTTTATCAAGTTATATATTTTTTTAAAATTAAATTTATTGTTTCATCCATGTTTGTGGATTCTTCAATTTCTTTATCATTCCATAAATATCGAGATGACATCCATTTTCCAAAACTAATATTAATTTTATCTTTAATATCCGCCCAAAATTTTATTTCGTGATTCAATAATGTTAATGAGATATTCGCCATTAAAATGTGAAATTAAATGTTTATCAATTTTTTTTAATTCTAATACAAATATATCTTGAGTAATAATTTTTTTAAATAAAAAAATTTCACATTTTATTTTAATTGCTGAATTTAAATTATAAGTTTGAATAACTTTTGCAAAAATATAGTTATCTGCGTATAATCCATTATCAATTAAATCATCAATAAAAATTTTTTCAGATATATTTGATATGTGTAATTTAACATAATCGCCGTAATTAAATTCGTTTACTTTTTTAAGTAATAATGTTTTTATAATTAAATCTTCACCTTTATGATAAAGGTTGTTGCAAATTATACTTGATATATAATTTGCAACTTCCAAATCAGCTTTAATGTATGAAGCTAATATATGCTCATTTATGTTCATTGATTTTATTCAATTTATTTTTTGCAGAATCTACAGCTTCTTTATTTTGTGAAAATTGTATAACAAATTCTAAATTAAATTTTTCCTGTAATTTATCAATAGTAGATAAATTATTATACCAATCTAAATAGTTCATAAATAAGTTTTAACATTGTTGATATAAAAAAATATTTTTGAATCAGTGCGATATAATGCTAATTCTAAAGAAGGAGTGCAATACTCTTTTTTATTTTTAGTGTAATAAAATAAATAATCCATAATAGTTACCGGGAGCCCTCTCAAACTCCCGGATTTTTTAAATTAAAGTTTTTACAAATTCATTAACTTCGTTAATATCTGAAGTTTTAAACACAAAGATAGTATATTTATCATGTTTAATAATCTCTTTTGTAGGAGATATTTTTGAATATGTAAAATTCTTTCCTATTGCAAGTTTTTTTTCTAACACTAATTCTTTTATCCTGGTACGTATAGTGGTATCACAAATGTTAAATTTGTTTTTTAACATGTTGATTTTAAACTTTTCAGGTAAACGATTATAAAACTCTTCTTTTGTAATTCTTTTTTTAATAAGGTTTATTTGTCCTTTAATTGCGTAGTTTTTCATAATTTTTTTTTGTTTGTAAATAACGTCCGTATAATTCGTAATTAATTGTGAATGGTTTAATTGTTTCAGAATATGAAGGTAAAACTTTCTTTACTCGCTTAATATATTTCAACCAAGTTTCTAATGTAGCCATATAATATTGTTTAAAAATGAAAAAATGATGAGAGGAATTTTTAATGATTTGTGGTGTGGGGTTTTACCCAAATATTGCGTTTGCAGCGTTTAAACGCACTTTTTTTGCAATTAATTTGTCAAAATGTGTTAAAAAAATCAGTGAAAAATAAATAAAAAACATTTAAAAAAACACATTAAAAAATATGTATAAAGTATATCAAATTTGATATAGTATAACATAAGTATTATAATATAATATATATGTTATGGTATATCAAATATGATATATGTTAACAAAGTATATCAAATATGATATAGTATAACATTATAATATATTATAATATATATGTTATGGTATATCATATTTGATATATGTTGAATTCATATTTGATTAATGTTGTCTATACAAATATTAGGAAATCTCTCTGCACTCAGTTATAATGTATAAGAAACACCAAAATGCTGTTCAATAGCATATCTAGCTTCCCAATCATTACCTAACATTTTATTGTCTATGCAGACATCAACATTTAATTCTTTAGCTCTTTTCCATACATGAAAAGCTTCTTCAGGTGTACGTGCTATTGAAAATAGCTGCATATATTCTTCACCTGATTCTTTGTTTTTAATAAATTCCACCATATAGTTAAGTTTTAAGTTTTACAAATCTATTAACCCCTCCGCACTCAGTTGTAATATTGGCAGCCATCTTAAACTTACACTCTTCATGTAAGATATTTTCTAAACATAGTCTGTTGTTCCAACTTAATACAACTAAAGTGCATTAGGATAGTGCACTAAGTTGTAACAAGTGGCACCCATTTGCAGGTAGGTGTTCTCCAATGGTTTCCTATTACAGCATACGTTCTGTAATATTCCCTGCTTGTTCTTGTTACAACTAGATTACAACTGCGCATAGTACTTAGACTAGCAAGTAACTATGCGCAGTGACTTTCAATATAAACCTGCTTATGCAGGTTCAACCCAGAAGAGGCCGTTTATCGCCTCTCCGGTTTCCTTATTAGTGATAGGTGTATCACTAATGCGGAAACCCGGCATTTCATCCCCAACTTTAAGCTTTGCTTGCAAAGATTTAAAAGTGGGGTGATCGGCTTTCATTGAATTGCCCGTTTTAGGGTCAGTCAATGCAAGAATGCCGAATTGCAGGTTTTGTTGTGTGCGTGCACCAACTGCAAAACCTGCAATCTCTGCCTTGACTTGTGTCAAGGGTGCAGAGGAAACAACGATGACAACATTTTTTGATTCATCGTTGATTTTCCATTTACGAAAAAATACTTTTTCCATAGGTAAAAGGTTTTTGGTTAAATAAATTCTGGGGGGTCAACCCCAGTCAAATTGTAGCCGGGGAGCGGTTCAATGGTACTCCCCCCCATTGCAAAACACATTAAATTTTAAAAAATAAATTTAAAAAAAATAAATTTTAAAAAATGAATTTTAAAAATGTTTATCTTTGTGTATGGATATTCATAAAGCTTTTTATAATTCTTATAATGTAATTGTAAGAAAAATAGATTATTTAGATTTATTTGAAGATGGTGTGTTATATTTAATACACGATCCTGATGAACCTTTAAATAAGGAAATTTGTGATAATATGATAAAATATTTTGAAGAGCAGGAAGAATATGAAATTTGTAATGAATTAATTAATATATTTGCAAGTTAAAAAAAATAAATATGGAAAAAGAAGATATGGAAATTAGGAGGAGAGAGATTACTGCGTTTTATGAAAGTAATATCCCGCATTTAAAAGTGCAAAAAGAGTATGAGGAGTTGTTGTGTATTATTGAGGAAACAAGGGCTCGTCGTATTCAAGCTGTTATGTTTATGGCGGAAGTTGAAGACCGCTCTAAAAAAACTGAAGATGAAGGTAAACAAGATTGATAAAAAAATAATCACTGATTTAAATGAGGCTATTGCTTTTAATTTTGTCAGTTATTGTTTTTTTAAAGGTATTAAGATAAACACTTCCGAAGTGGGGTGTTTATCTTTATTATCTTTTTATAATGATGTTAATAGGGGTGATTTTTGTAGAATTTGTGTATCCCGGGGGTTATTTAAAAGCGAGCAATTAGCCCGGAATGTTGTATCTTCTTTAATGAAGAAAGGTTTGATTATTGGAAGTAAAAAAATATCTATAGGTATTGAGTGTCCTATTGATGGTAATTTATATTTAGATTTTAAAATTTTAGGAATTGAACCCAAAAAAAGCTAAGTCATTTAAAAATGGAATTGCAGAGGAGGTGGGAGTTCACCCTAATGTTGTGGAAGATTTTATAAATTTTTATTATAATGAATTAAGGAATATTCTTTCTAATTTAGAATCTATTAATGTTTACATAAATGGGTTGGGTACATTTTCTATTAGGAAGACAAGATTAGAGGGTAAAATAAAAAAATATAAAAGTTTTTTAGGAAACGAAAATAAAACCACGTATATTGGTTATAAGAAGACGGAGGAATTAAAGGAATATTTAAAAAAATTAGAGCGTATTTTAGCGGAGTATGAAATTTTAATGAAAGAAAAAAATGATTTTAGATAAATATTTAAATGCTTTTAAAAACAAGAAAAAAATTCTTGAAGGTATTAAAAATAAAATTTTTAAATACGAGCATGTTGAAGCTGAAGCTGCTATTAGGATGGCAACTTGTAAAGCTTGTTCATCTATAGATAATGAAGGCTCTCATTGTGTTGTTCCTTACACTAATCCTTGTTGTAAAGAATGCGGGTGTAGTTTAAGTTTAAAAGTTAGATCTTTATCTAGTGAATGTCCATTAGGACATTGGAAAGCTTTAATGGATGAATCTACTGAGTTAAAATTAATTAAACAATTAGATAATAATGATACAAATTAGTGAAGAAGAAATCAATTCTATTTCAAATGACTCTGATTTAGGAAAATATGTTAGAGAAAAATTAAATAAAGAATTAATAGTAATTACTACAAATATTCGCTCTGATGTTACTATACATGGTATAAATTATGTTTATGATTACGTTTAAAGAAGATGAGCATAAATATGAAGGTAATGGTATAAAATGGACAAGTGTAACTTCATTTATTGGGTTATTTAAAGAAAGTTTTGACCCTATTGCTGCTGCTGAAAAAGCAACGCAAAATAAAAAATCTAAATGGTTTAATATGTCTGTACAGGATATATTAAATGCTTGGGATTTAGAGAGAGATAGGAGTGTTACATTGGGAAATTGGTATCACAAACAAAGAGAGAGTGATATTGTTGGTTGTGATACAATAGAACGTGAGGGAGTTAATTTAATTATTAATCCTCCGGTTATTAAAGATGGTATTAAAATTTCATTAAATCAAAAATTAGAGGATGGAATATATCCTGAGCATATTGTTTATTTAGAGTCAATTGGTTTATGCGGGCAAGCCGATTTAGTGGAAGTCGTAAATGGAAAAATTAACATTACAGATTTTAAAACAAATAAAGAAATAAAAAAAACAAGTTTTGTTAAGAATGGTGTAAGTAAAAAAATGAAAGCTCCTTTATCTCATTTGGATGATTGCAATTTTAATCATTATAGTTTACAATTAAGTTTATATGCTTATATGATAAAAAAACACAATCCAAAATTAAAAATTGGAAAATTAACAATTCAACATGTTATATTTAAACAATTAGGGTTAGATAAATATGGTTATCCTGTTAATGATTATGTTAATGGTGAACCTATTGTTAAAGATGTGATTTTTAATGATGTTGTTTATTTAAATAATGAAATTGAAAATTTAATAATTTGGGCTAAAAATAATGGTTATAAAACTTTTTGATATACAAAATGGGGTTATTGTTCCTACTGAGCATTGCTATAGTTTAGAAACTTTAAAACTTATTATGGATAAATACCCTAATAGTTATTTGTCTATTTATAAGTATTTGTTTTATATGACATGTCCTAACCCAGATTTAAATCCATTTTTTAATGTGCCTGAACATGAAAAAGAAGATTTAATAATTAATGAAGTTGATTTTAATGAATCTTTAGATGATAGTGTTATTCAACAAGCTTTAATTTTTTGTGAAAAATTATATGAAACTCCCGCGTATAGAGCGTATAAAGGAATTAAATCAATGCTAGATAGATTAGCTAAATATATGGAAACAACAAATATTGAACATGGTAGAGATGGTAATATTAATTCGTTAGTTAATGCGGCTGCTAAATTTGAACAAATTAGACAGTCTTATAAAGGAGCTTTTAATGATATGAAAGAAGAGCAAGAAAGTCATGTAAGAGGCGGACAAGGATTAGCTTATGATCAACTCTAATGGCATATTTAAATCATAATTTACCTCTCACTCCTTGTTTTATAAGGAATGAATTTTTGTTTAATCATGAAAAAGGGTTTGGTGAATACACTGTGGCTAATTTACACTCTGTTTCTTCAATAGAGGGTATGGTACCTTTATTTGAAGCTTTTTTAGAAAATGGGGTGAATTGGACTCGTAGGCCAATACACGCTTTTTGTTGGAAAAAAGATGCGCAAATTTTACCTCTCACGGAACATGTTTATTGGGATAGTTTTAGCCCGTATATTGATGTTCAAGTAAGAGCAAGACTCTACCCATTAAGTGCGGAATTAATTTCCATTAGTGGAGTAAAAAGAAAAGGGGTGTATATGTTTACTTTAGATTGGTCGCATGAAAATAAAACAATGTTAGATACAAATTTTTCTGAAACGTATGAGCATAAGTGTGGGCATGTTTTTAAAATGGATAATGGTAATTATTTTATTTATCCTAATAACAGGATTATATGGATTGATAAAGCTTATACATTTAATAGGATTAATGCTAACCCAGGTTATAAAATTGATAAGAATTTGTATAGTGTTGATTCTGGCCGCGGTTATTTTACTGATGATAATTATATCACGGACTTTAAAAAAGATATATGATAAGATTTAAAACATCAATTAAAGAATCTCCTGGAAAAGGAAATGGGCTTTTTGCAGAAGAGTTTATTCCAAAAGGAGAGTTAGTTTATGAAAATAGCATATCTAAAATTCATAAAGATAATGTGACATTTTCTAAAGAGTATATAGATATGTATACTTGGATAGTTGGAGATTATCTTTATTTTTGTAATGATGATACAATGTATATTAATCATTCATTTACACCATCTGTAAATGGTGTTGATGGCACTGCATTAAAAGATATTATTGTTGGCGAAGAAATTACAGAGCATTATTCTACTTTTGATCCATCTTTTGAAACTTATAAAAATTTATTAAAATGAATATGATTTTTTGTTATTGGGATGATTGTTTATTTATAAATAAACAAAGAAAACTAAAGGAAGAACTTGAAAAACCAGAGGAAAAACTAGAAGAAAAACCCGAAGAACCTAAAGATGTATAAAAGTATACCAACATATGATGGTGAATGGACTATTACAGAATTTGATTCCGATAAAGATTTTATTAGGTTTTTATTACAAATATTTAAAGAACCTGGGAATTATGATTTTAATGAAATTTCATTTTTATTTAATGAACAAGCTAATAATTTTAATAAAAATGGGGTGTATTGTTTTGCACCAATTAGATCAAAAGATTTTAAAGATTATTGGGATGATCAAAAAAATAAATGTAGAAATGGAGTAATTTTTAAAAATGATGATAAAACCTGGTATTTAACTAGGGATTATTATATGTGGTTAAATTTTCTTCCTATTTATGATAAAGAAGAAAAAAAATATGGGTTTGCTAAAGTAAGAGATGCGCAATATCATATGGCGCTTTATGAGTTATTGGCAGAATTAAATTTTAAACACTCTGCAATTTTAAAAAAACGGCAAATAGCCAGCTCATATTTTCATATGGGCAAATTAATTAATCAATATTGGTTTGAAGAAGGTAGTGTTTGTAAAATAGGGGCTAGTTTAAAAGATTATATAAATGATAAAGGTTCGTGGAAATTTTTAGATGAATATAAAGATTTTCTTAATGAACACACGGCTTGGTATAGACCAAGTAATCCAGATAAAGTATTATTGTGGCAACAACAAATTGATGTTAGAATAAATAATAGAAACACAGCTAAAGGATTAAAATCTAAAATACAGGGTACATCTTTTGAAAAAAGTGCAACAACAGGAGTTGGTGGACCAACCACATATTTTTTTCATGAAGAAGCTGGAATTGCACCTAAAATGATGGAAACATACGAGTATTTAAGACCGGCTATGTCATCTGGAGCATTAACTACAGGTATGTTTATTGCGGCGGGTTCTGTTGGTGATTTAGAACAATGTAATCCATTAAAAGAAATGATTCTTAACCCCATTAATAATGATATATATGCCGTAAAAACAAATCTTTTAGATTCAGATAATACTGAAGGTTATGCTGGATTATTTATTCCTGAGCAATGGTCTATGCCCCCATATATTGATATGTATGGTAACTCTCTTGTAAAAGAAGCTTTAGAAGCAATTATTATTGAAAGAGAAAAATGGAAAAAAGATTTAAATCCAGAACAATATCAATTAAGGATATCACAAAAACCCACTAATATAGCCGAGGCTTTTGCTTATAGAAAAGAATCTATATTTCCTCAAAGTCTTCTTTCAAAACAATTAAGACGAATTGAAAATAAAGAATACCCTATTGAATATTTAGAATTATATAGAGGGATTAGTGGTATTGAATCTAAAAAAACAAACAAAATTCCAATAAATGAATTTCCTGTTAGTAAGAAAAAACAAAATAAAGAAGGTTGTTTAGTTGTTTGGGAAAGACCTGTAAAGAATGTAATATTTGGAATGTATTATGCATCTATTGACCCCGTTTCTGAAGGACAAACAACAACTTCAGATTCTTTATGTAGTATTTATGTTTATAAGAATGCTGTTGAAGTAACAAAAGAAACTCCAGAAGGACCCCAAGTTTATTTTGAAGGAGATAAAATTGTTGCTGCTTGGTGTGGCAGATATGATGATATAAAAAAAACACATGAACAATTGGAATTAATTATTGAATGGTATAACGCTTGGACTATTGTTGAAAATAATATTTCTTTATTTATTCAATATATGATATCTAAGAAAAAACAAAAATATTTAGTTCCTAAACAACAAATTTTATTTTTAAAAGAATTAAATTCAAATAATACGGTTTATCAAGAATACGGATGGAAAAACACAGGGGTTTTATTTAAAAGTCATCTTATATCATATGCTATTGAATTTTTAAGAGAGGAAATTGATAATGAATTTGATATGCATGGAAATGTTATAAAATCTAAAATGGGGGTTGAAAGAATACCAGATATTATGTTAATTAAAGAAATGTTAAGTTATCAACCCGGATTAAATGTGGATAGATTAGTTTCTTTTTCAGCTTTAATAGCTTTTGTTAAAATTCAACAATCAAATAGAGGTTTTATTAAAAGAAGAGAAGAGAATGAAAATTTGCAAAATTCAAAAAATTTATATAAATTAAATCATAGACCGTTTAAAAATTTAGGGACTAAATCATCTAAACGGGCGTTTAAAAATTATAGATAATGATATATAATGCATTACAAATAAAAAATGGAGCAAAAGTTAAAAAAAATTTAACACATTCTAGTTTAACTCAACCGCTTCAATTTTTACCAGCAAAAGAAAAAGATGAAGATTGGGCAGCTTGGAATATAGATTGGTTAGAAGTGCAAGGGATAGAATTTTTAAGAAATAATTCTAAAAAATTATTAAAGAATTATAAATTAGCAAAAGGAATAATCGATAAGAGAGATTATATAGTTGAAGAAGATAACGAAAATAAAGATTTAATTGATATTCTTACTAAAGAAGATGAATCCGCTTTAGAACTTAAATTTTATCCTATTATTCCAAATGTTGTAAATGTGCTTAGTGGGGAGTTTTCAAAAAGATATAATAAAATACAATTTAGAGCTGTAGATGATATTTCATATAATGAAATGTTAGAACAAAAGCGGGGAATGATTGAAGAAACATTATTAGCAGAAGCGGAGCTTAAAATGTTACAAAAAATGATTGAAATGGGGGATGTTCAAGAAGAATTGTTATCAAGAGAAAATTTAATGACACTCCCTCAAATTGAAGATTATTTTAAAAAAAGTTATAGATCATCTATTGAGGAGTGGGCTACACATCAATATAATGTTGATGTTGAAAGATTTAGAATGAATGAACTTGAAGAAAGAGCATTTCAAGACATGCTAATTACAGATAGAGAATTTTGGCATTTTAAAATGCATGAAAATGATTATGATGTAGAATTATGGAACCCCGTTTTAACATTTTATCATAAATCTCCAGATTCAAGATATATATCTGAAGGAAATTTTGTTGGAAAATTAGATTTAATGAGTGTAGCTGATG